CACCGGCATCCTCTTCAGCCGTCGCGGGCCGCTGCTGACGCTGCGAGACGCCCAGCTGATCGAGCCGGGTAGTGAGCCGCTAGCCGTCGACGGTGAGGTGATCGTGGAACGGTCCCGGGTGTCGTTCATCCAAGTGCAGCTATAGCAGGAGGGCGGGTGGGGTCATGGCGTTTGTGGTCACGTCCGGGCAGATCACCGCCATCAATCGTGCCGACGCCGGTGGGGGCCCCTGGTGGGGTTGGAATCCGGCCACGTCGGTGATGCTGCGGCCGGATCTGTCGATGACGTATCAGCAGATCTGGCGCGCTCAACCACAGTTGCGGACCGTCGTGGGGTTCCTGGCGAGGAATGTGGCACAGCTCGGCATCGACGTCTACCAGCGGGTGTCGGACACCGACCGCACCAAACTGAAAGATCACCCGGTGGCGCGGATGCTGAATCGTCCGATGCCGGAAACCAAGCTGACGAAATACCGGCTGCTGAGCGGCATCATGCACGACCTGTGTATTTACGACGATGCCTATTTGCTGAAGCAGAAGCTGACCGGTGGCGGGATTGGGCTGGCGCCGATCAGCCCGGCCTACGTCCACCCGCTCGGATCGTCGTGGGCCGACGCGGACCGGTACCGGATCCGCGGCGAGCTCGGCGAGATCACCATCGATGCTGAGGACATCGTCCACATCCACGGTTACAACCCGGACGACATGCGCCGGGGCGCCAGCCCGATCGAGACGCTGCGGCAGATCCTCGCCGAAGAGCACGCCGCGACCCTGTACCGGGAACAGCTGTGGCGTAACGGGGCCCGGGTCGCCGGTTATCTGCGACGTCCGAAGGATTCGCCGCGCTGGTCCGACCCGGCGCGGGAGCGGTTCGCCGCCTCATGGCAGGCCCAATACACCGGCGACGGACCGCAGTCCGGCGGGACACCGATCCTTGAGGACGGCATGGAATTCACCGCCTCCGGTGTTTCCCCGAAAGACGCCCAGTATGTCGAGTCGCGCCGCCTCACCAGGGAAGAAGTAGCCGTCGCCTACCACGTGTCACCGTCGATGGTCGGGATGACCGAAGGGACTAACTTCTCATCGATGCAAGAACTCCACAAGATGCTGTACCAAGACACCCTGGCGCCGTATCTGCAGCAGATCTCCCAAGACCTGGAAAACCAAATCCTCAACGACGTCGACGCCACCAGCCGCGACGGCTCCGTGTACATCGAATTCAATTTGTCTGAGAAGCTGCAGGGCAGTTTCGCCGAACAGACCTCGGCACTGCAATCTGCTGTCGGTGCGCCGTGGATGTTGCGGAATGAGGCACGCGCCAAGTTGAATTTGTCCGCGATCGACGGCGCCGATGAACTGGTGGTGCCATTGAACGTTGTCACGGGTGGTCTGGCCGCGCCGAATGACACGGCCCCGGACAACCCCAGCCACGAGGGCAATCCCAAAGCGAACGGCAGAGCACATCATCCGCCCATCCGGATCGGCCATGAGGGGGCATTGTGAAAGTGAAAAGCGCACCGGCCCACCTGAAAGCTGACGGTGCGGATGTCGGTGCGGCCGGCGAATTTGAGGCCATCGTGTCGGTTTTCGGCAATGTCGACAGCTGGGGAGACGTCGTCCGGCATGGCGCGTTCACTGAATCCATCGCGGCGTGGAAAGCGTCACCGAACACATTGCCCGTGCTCTGGTCACATCGGATGGACGACCCGACGTACAACATCGGCGAAGTGGTTGACATCCGGGAGATCGGGCCGGACAGCAGCGACCTGCCGGACTGGGTCGATCCGGCGATCCGCAAGGGTGGCGGGCTGTGGGTGCATGGTCGGCTCGACACCGGCGACGACGCATCCCCGGTCGCGCGGCAGGCGCTGCGGCTGATGAAAGCCCGCCGGGTCACACAATTCAGCTACGCCTACGACGAGTTGGATTCTGGGTGGGGAAAAGTCGATGGGCAAGAAGTGTGGGAGCTACGCAAACTCAAGCTGTATGAGGTCAGCCCCACCCAGATCGGCGCCAACGAACTGACCGAGCTGCTGGCGGCGAAAACAACCCGGCTGAAAGCCGATGAGGTGCTGGGGCCGGAGAACACCGACCGGATCCGGCAGGCCTCGGATTTGCTGAGTGAGGTGCTGGCGTCACTGGCCGCCGACGAATCCGACGAGGCCGACGAATCCGACGAGGCCGGCGCCAGTAGTGGCGGCGAGAAATCCGATCACCCATTCAGAAATGCGGTGCGGCGAGCGATCGCTCTACGGCAATTGACTAACCAGGAGGGAGACGGCTATGAGGCGTAGCACGCGGGAAGCCATCATGGTCGAGATCAAGGCCGCGGAGGCGATCGCCGAAGTAGCCGAGAGGGAAGACCGGGACCTGACCGGTGAGGAGCGCGGCAAGGTCACGGAGCATCTGACCAAGGCCGATGTCTTGCAGAAACAGGCGGAAGAGGCTGGCGCTGCTTTGAAGATGCTGGCCGATCTAGGTCACGGTGTGGAGACGCCGCCCGACGATGACCGGCAGCGGGATACGCCATCGCTGTTTCGGCCCGGTGCGAAGAATGTGACAGTCGGTCAGGCCTACGTCGACAGCCACGAATATAAGGCGATGCTGGCGCAAGCCCCGGATGGCCGTTTCGGGGAGAAGTCTCGCATCAGTTCAGCGCCGTTCGGGGTTAAGACACTGATCACCGGCCTGTCGGACAGTTCTGCCGGGGCGCTGGTGGCGCCGCAACCGTACGGGCTGATCAACGCGGCGGATCCGTTCATGCAGCGTCCGTTGACGATCCGGCAATTGTTCTCGGCGGGTGCGACCACCAGCGACAGCATCGAATACGTGCGGGTGTTGTCGTCGACGAACAATGCGGCCCCGGTGCCGGAGGCCATTTCGACGCTGCCTGTTGGCGACGGTACCGGCGGGACAGCGACGGTGGTAGCTGCTGGTGTCAAGCCAGAAAGCGGGATGGTTTTCGAGAAGGCATCGACGACGGTCAAGACGATTGCGCATTGGATCCCTGCTACGAAACGTTCCCTGTCCGATGCGGCACAGGTCCGGACCCTGATCGACACCTTCCTCCGATACGGACTGGAGGAGGAATTCGAAGACCAGCTGATCACCGGGAACGGCACCGGGGAGAACTTCCTGGGCCTGAATCTGACCAGCGGTGTACAGACTCAGGTTGCGCCGGTCACCAATGAGGATGTATTCACGGTGACTCGGCGTGCGCGCCGTAAGGTCCGGGTCGGTGGGCGCGCTATCCCCACCGCCTTTGTATTCAATCCCATCGATTGGGAGAACATCGAGCTGACTCGGGACACCAACAAACAGTTCTACGGTGGGGGCCCGTTCGCGCAGGCACCGAACACGCTGTGGGGCCTGCCGGTCGTCGAATCCGAAGCCGTTGCGGCCGGTACCGGATGGGTCGCTGACTGGCGGATGGGCATCATCTGGGACCGCGAACAGGCATCGATACAGGCCAGTGATTCCCACCAGGATTACTTCATTAGAAATCTCGTCGCAATTCTCGCCGAGCAAAGGGCCGGATTCGGCGTACTTCGTCCGGCCGCATTCTGCAAGATAGCGCTCGTGTGAATGGTGCGGCACCCCTATGCCGGGGAGCGTCCTGTGCGGTGTCAACGGGGCAGGGCGCTCCCCTCCCCTCAACGGAAAGGCCCAGAACGATGCCCGAGCTAGGCGAATACGAGATCACCGAAAAGAACGGCATGGTCACCACCGTGCAACTCACCGAGGAAGACGCCAAGAAAGTGCCGCACGCCAAAAGGGTCGGCACCGTCCACGTGGAAGAAACCAGCGACGACGAACCCACCACCACCACGACCACCACCGGGACGACCACCGGTGCACACGAACATGAGCCCGTCTCCAACCGGGCCCGCAAATCCGGATAAGCGCCTCCCATGACTGACCACGTCACCATCAATCCGATGTCCGGCGGCGAACTCATCGCCGCCGATGACGTCGACGGCGTCAAAGTGCAGCGCGTCAAGATCGGCTACGGGCCGGATGGTGTCCTCACCGACGTGCAGGAGTGGGCACCGCTGCCCACCACCCTGGTCAGCGGTGCCACCGTCGGCAGTGACCGCGCCACCGTCACCACCCCCGGCACCCCGGTCCCGCTGCCGGCCCATCCGGGCATTCTCGGCGTGACCATCCGGGCGCTCCTCGACAACCAGGATGTCGTCTACCTGGGCGGGACCGCCGCGACGGGATTCGAGTTGGCCGCCGGTGACGCGGTGAGCCTCGACGTGACCGACAGCGCTGCCGTCTCCATTGATGCGGCCACGCCCGGTGATGGCGTCTGCCTGCTGTGGGTGACCGCATGAGACTGTCATTTCTGGGCCGCGGTCTTAAAGGCGATCCCGGACAACCGGGTGAGCCGGGCACAGCCGGTCCGCCGGGTGACCCCGGAAGCCAGGGCATCCCCGGACCGCCCGGCCCAGCCGGGGAGAAAGGCGACCCGGCACCACCCGTCAGTTCCCTGCTACTCAAATCGCCATACGTCTATTGGCGGCCGGGCTACTACTACGATCCGCGGCTAGTCGGCACGAACGCCATGTCAGCGGCAGGCGCGACAGCCGCACGTTTGACGCTCATACCGATGGTCATTCCCCGAGATCTCACCATCGACCGGATCGCCATCTACGTCAGCACCGCCTCAGCGACGGCAGGCACCTTTACCCGGCTCGGACTGTACGCATCGGACTCAGCGGGGCAACCCGGCGCGCTTCTCATCGATGCGGGCACCGTCCCTAACGACTCTGTTGGCGTCAAAGAGATTGCCGTGTCGCTACCTCTGACAGCCGGGCTGTACTGGCCTGCTACGTGGAACAAGGAAGCTGGTTCATTCAGCTGTGCCTGTGTGCCTCAAGCTGCCCAGCTGGTTGTCTCGGGAACCTCGGCGCCGAACAGCGGCACGCAGCCACCGGGCTGTTACACCTTGACGCAGGTCGGGTTGACGGCGTTACCACCGACCGGCGCCGGGTTGGTCGCCGGGTCGGGGACTCCGCCTGCTGTCTGGCTGAGAGTGGCGCCGTAACACCGGAAAGGGGGCGGGGCCATGCTGTTGCTGTTGTTGGTGTCCAGCGCGCGGCCGACCTCGACCATCACCCGGCCCAGCATGGGCCTCGTGCAGCGGCCGGCCGCACCCGGAGCCGCCACCGTCACCCGGCCCGGCGCCGGAACCCTGGTACAACGCCCCGACGCTGCGACAGTGGAGGCGACCCCATGGACCCGTTGATCACCGTCGACGAGTTGGCGGGGTATCTGCAACGCGACCTGGACCGCTATTCCGCCACCCTGGCGGTCCAGGGCGCCTCCGGCCTCATCCGCGCCATCTGCGGATGGGGACTCAGCCGCACCACCGAGACCCTGACCATGGATTGCACCGGCGGGGTCGTGTTGAAGCTGCCGACGATGCACGTCAACGCGGTCAACGCAGTGACCTGCGATGGTGTGCTCCTCGGCCCGATCGACTACTCGTGGAGTGTCAGCGGCCTCTTGGTCGCCCGCACGTGCTGGCCGCACATCCGGTGCCGGATCGCCGCCGACGTCGACCACGGCTATGACTCGATTCCCGATGAGGTGCGGATCGTCTGCTGTTCCGCGGCCGGCCGCATCTACAGCAACCCGGAAGGGCTGAAGTTCAAGGCGGCCGGGGGCGGATCCCGCGCTTTCAACGATGCGTTGTCGGAGCTTGAACGGCGGCTGATCTGCGCCTACCAGCTGGTGTGAACCCGGGGGTGAGTTTCGGTGGGCACGATCAAGGACTTGCGTGACACGCTGATCGCTGACCTGGCTGTTGTTGGGGTGCCGGTGATGGACGACTGGCAGGTCCGTGCGGAACCTCCGTGCATTCTGGTGGGCCCGCCGCGGGGTGGCCCGTACGTGACCGCCGGTATCGCGTTCGGCGCCTATGTACTCAGCACCACCGTGACGGTGTTGGTTGAGATGGGGCCGGATGCCCGCGATCGGCTCGAAACCCTGTTGGAAGAGGTGCTCCGCAATTCCGCTGATTGGGCGCTGGCGGATGCCGACGCTCCGGGCACGCAGTCGGTGGAAGACAGCACCGTTGAATTCCTGGCATCCACTGTCCATCTGGAGAAGAGTTTCCACCTGTAAGAGAGGACCCTGACAATGGCCGCCATCGGTACACGCAAAATGAAGATTCAGATGGGCACTCCCCCGGTGGAATACAATGCCGACTTGTCCCGGGCAGAAGTCACATCCGGAGAAACCGACTCCGATTTTGTGTCCTTTGCGGATGCTGCGGCCGGTGGCGGGCGGGACTACGCCCTGGAATTCACCGCCGTGCAAGACGCTTCCAACGCATCATTGTGGGATGAAGTGTGGACCAATGCCGGTGACGAACTTGACGTCACCATGTGCCCGTACGGCAACGACGTGCCGAGTGTGGCGGAACCGCATTTCACGATGACTGCGATCATCAGCGAGCCCGACGGCACCATCCTCGGTGGTGAGGCCGACGCTTCCAGTACCGCGAAATTCACTTTTGAATGCACGTGGGCGCTGACCGCTAAGCCGACACGCGTCACCACTGGCGCCTGACAGGGCATCTGCTATGACGATCAAAGTAGCCGGGCTGACGCAGCTCACCCGCGACCTGAAAAGCCTGGGCATCGACATGGAAGACCTGAAAACGGCGATGGCGAAAATCGCCGACCTGGGCGCCCAGGCCGCCGCCGGCCACGCCCCGAAACGGTCCGGGGCACTGGCCGGGTCCATTCGCGGGAACCGCGCCAAGAGCAAAGCTGTCGTGTCTGCCGGGCGCGGCCCGACCAGCGAATACGCGGGAATCATCAACTACGGGGGCCGGAATATCCCCGCCCAGCATTTCATGCAACGCGCTGACGCTGACATCTCGCCCCGGGTCGTGCCGATGCTGACCGCCGACATCGACCGGCTCATCCGCGACAAAGGACTGACATGATCGAATACCAGCCCCGCTCCGAACTCACCCAGGAAGAGGCGATCCAGTCGATCTCCCGACGCGAGCTCCGCACCGTCAAAGAGAAATTCGGAATCTCCCTCGTGCAGGACTTCGCCGACGAAACCAAACTGGAGGCGTGTCTGTGGGCGCTGGTCTGGCTGTTCGAACGCCGCGCCAACCCGGAGTTCAGCGATGACCAGCTGGACGATTTCACGCTCGGCGACGTCCTGCACTACTTCACCGAGCGCCCGTTCGACGGGGACGGGACCGGAGCGGGGAAACAGCCAGGGCTGAGGCCGGTGACCTCGCTGAGTGGTGCGTAGTCACCGGCTTCAGCCCTGCCGTCTATGACGACCTGTCGATGATTGAGGCCGATGCCTTCTACAAGACCGCTATCCGGGTCAAAGGGCTGAGAGTATCCGGGTCAAAGGGCTGAGAGTGAAATAGGGGGGCAAGGGCATGGCCGGACCCATCACCATCTCGATTCTCGCGAACGCCCGCCCTGCCGTCCAAGGGATGCATCAGGTCTCTGAATCCGCAACGGGGATGGGGAAGAAGCTCGGCGGAGTCGGGCGGGGTATCGCCGCCGGGTTCGCGACCATGGGCACCGCCATCGCCGCGGCCGGGGTCGTTGAAGGATTCAAGAAGATCATTGACGAATCGGCATCGCTGACGGCAGCGATCGGCACCACCAAAGCGATTTTCCGGGACGCGTCCGGCGACATGCTCACATGGTCGGAGACAGCCGCCACCACCCTAGGCCTGTCGCAGTCAGAGGCACTCAACGCCACTAAGGTGTTCGGTGGGTTCTTTACCGGCGTCGGGATCGGCAGCCAAAAGGCTGCCGACATGTCAAAGAACTGGACGACAATGGCCGCGAACATGGCGGCATTCGGAGACATCCCCGTAGCCGATTCCCTGGAAGCGGTCAAGAGTGCACTGATCGGAGAATACGATCCGATTCAGAAACTGATACCTACACTGTCCGCGGCATCGTTGCAGCAGAAAGCTATGGAACTGTCCGGGAAAAAGAACGCCAAGGCCCTCACCGATCAGGACAAAGCTGCCGCGCTCAACGCCATCATGATGGACTCGTTGGCTAACAAAGTTGGTGCGGCTGAACGGGAACAGGGCGGCTACGCCGTCCAGATGGACAAGCTGAAAGCCCAATTCAAAAATGTTGCCGCGGCGATCGGCGGCCCGTTCCTGACCGCGCTCACCAAAGGTGGCGCATGGATCAACGACAAGCTGATTCCCGGCGTCAAAGATTTCTGGTCCAACCATGGCCCGGCGATCACCGACTCATTCAAGAAGGCCGGAGGCGCGCTCAAGACTGCGTTCGATGCGTCGCCGGTCAAGACACTGTTTGATCAGTTCACTGGCGCAGAGGGCAAGGTCGGCGGGCTCAGCGGAACGTTCGCGAGCATCAAATCCAGCTTTGCGGAGCTAGCCAAATCCGATGCGGTCGGCAGCATCATCGAGAACGCCAAGACTGGCCTTGCGTCGTTGATGCCCGCGTTCACCGACGCGTTCAACAATCTCATGCCGGTCTTTTCCCAGGTCGGGGAAACGCTGAGTGGCGCATTTTCGAAAGCGTTGCCGCAAATTCAGGCGATCCTCGGGACGCTCGGCACGATTGTGGGGCAGGCATTCGAGGCTGTCCGCGCTGTCGTGTCCGCGGTCGTCACGGTGATTTTGACGATTTGGCAGAATTTCGGCGCGAATATCCTCGCGTATTTGTCGACTGCCTTTGCGGCTGTCGTCTCCGCTCTGCAAGGCGCCTTCACCATGATCAAAGGCATATTCGATGTGATCATTGGTGTGCTGACGGGTGATTGGGGCCGGGCATGGGACGGTGTGAAATCGATCGTGTCGGGGGCCGTGCAATTCGTCGTCGGTATATTCACGCTGCTGAAAGCGCAAATCGATGTGCTCGGCCAGGCGATGGACGCCATCCTCGCCGCCGTGTGGAATGCGATCAAGGCCGGGGCGATCGCCGCGTGGACTGCAATCAAGGCTGCGCTTGTTTCCGCCTGGAATGGCATCAAGGCGGCGATCTCTGCCGGGGTTGCCGGGGTGTCTGCATTTGTGGCGTCCGGATGGGAGAGCGTCAAATCCGCGACAGCCAATGCCTGGAACGCCGTCAAATCCGCGACATCCAACGCCTGGAACGCGCTGAAAGGCCTCGTCTCGTCGGCAATAAATGGCGTGAAATCCGCCGTTAGTTCCGGCGTCTCGGCTGTCGTCAGCGCCCTAACGTCGGCCTGGAACGCGGCGAAGTCTGCGACAATCGACGCCTGGAATGCGGTCAAATCCGCCGTGACAACCGGCGTATCAAATGTGATCAGCGTCGTGAAGGGTCTTGGCGGGAAAGTGAAAGGCGCCATATCCGGTGCCGCATCATGGTTGGTCGGAGCTGGCCGCGACCTTATCCAGGGCATGATCAACGGAGTCGCACAGATGGCTGGCGCTCTCGCCAGCAAAGCCCGCGCCGTCGTGTCCAGCGCCGTCAACGCCGCAAAAGGCGCCCTCGGCATTTCCTCACCATCAAAGGTTTTCCTGCGTCTCGGAAAACTGAGTGTCGCCGGACTCATCGAAGGCCTGGAAACCGGCCGCGACGACATCAAAAAAACCGTCACCAAACTGGTGGATGATGTCGTCGACGCGTTCCCCACCTCGATCAAAAAGACGTTCGCCAAGGGCACCAAAATCTCCGTCATCGACGCGTGGAAACGCCAGGAAGCGGCAGCCGGGAAGAAACGTGCCACCACCCGCAACGCCCTGCTGGACCGGATCAAGGCCGACAACGCGAAGCTACTCACCTTGGCGGGGAAACGCGACACGGTGGCCGACAAGCTGAGAGCCACCAACGAGCACCTGGCCGATCTGCAACAGGCCAGGGCCGGGGTCGTCTCGTCGGTCGCCGGGGTGTTCGAGAACAGTTTCCGGCTGATCAACGACGCTGCCGACGCTGGGACCGCCTCGATTGAGGATGTGTTGGAACGGTCTCGCGCCGCGGTAGCTCAAGCTGCCGAATTCGCCGCCCAGCTGAAAGGCTTGGCGACACGCGGCGTTGCCCCGGAAGTGTTGCAGGAACTGGCGATGGCCGGACCCAAAGCAGGCATGGACACTGCTAAAGCACTCATGGCCGGGTCCGCGGAACAGCTCAAAGAACTGAGTGAGAACTACCGGGCGATCGCCAAGACCGGGCAGCAGGCCGGCCAGGTCGTTGCCGGGCACATGTACGACACCGGCATAGCCGCGGCGAAAGCCCTGGCCGCCGGATACGCCAGCCAACAGGCCTACCTGGAGGCGTCGATCCTGCAAATGATCGCCGACCTGAATAAGAAGATCGCCGCTTCCGTGGCGAAGGTGACACCGCGGGTTCCGAAAGTGGAGACCAACAAACCGATCAAGGTCGAGAAGCCGAAGAAAGGTGCCAAGGCGGGGCCGCCGAAAACCGCGGAGTCGGTCACCGTCGTGGTGAACACCGGTGTTGTCGTCGACAAGCGGGGCATGGTGGACGCCATTTCCGGTGCCTTCAATGAGGTGTCGACCCAGCTGGGCCGGCCGATCGTCATGAATGTTGCGGGAACCTGACATGACCTACGATCCGAAACTCCTGGAATTCTTGCGTGTCGTGCCCGGGTCGGTGATCGGCGCCACCCTGATTGTCGGGAAATCCCGGCTCGGCAACGATCTGTCCAACCTGGAACCGGTGCCGGGCATGTCGTCGATCGAACTCACCGACGGCTATAACCCCGGCCAGGACGGCGAACTCTCCATCGATCCGCTCACCGGTACCGCCAGGTTCGCCGAGCGGATCAACGCTGGCCCCGGCGATCTGGTGGAGGCGTACGCGCGGCAGCATGAGATGTACACCGGCACCCAT